TTCATTTCGCCACCCTTAAAATGTTTTCGTGTTGACGAAATAATATTAAAATTAAACAAAAGATTCCTAACCTGAGAGCAAAGATCAAAACTAGAAGAAGAAAATCCAACGCTCACCAGTGTGGCATTTTTCTTCTTATTTTTAGAAACGGAACAGTGGCCATCGGTATCAAATAAACCCTTTAAAAGATTAGAAGCGCAAACCTCATCGCATGAAAGAATACGATGGGGAATCGTCTTTGTATGAGCAAGCCCGAAAGAAAAACCAACATGCTTTAACAAGGCAACGAGAGCAGTTGAATAGCATCTGACGCTTTTTGATTTACTGGAATCCTTTGAAACAATAGCGTACGTTAAGCCAATCTTCTTTAAAAAGTTTTGAACAAATTCAAGAGTTTCGTCATCTGCGCTTTCTATCAGAACTCCGCTTTTGTAAAAATGTCCATCTCCAATCAATAGGCCGAAAAAATAATACCAATCTTCCAGAGAAGCGTTGTAAGGATAGACTGTTTTTGGGTGAGCATGAACGTCATAAATATGAGCAAACTCTTTAAATATATCTTCGCGCTCAGACCAGAAATTATTTCCGTTTCGGCAAATTAAATAATCGCCAACCTCAACATCCTTGGAAAATGTCCACTGACTCTCCAATGTGTCTGGGTTTAATCTTAAAACCCTATGATAATCCAAGCCTTCGGATATTGAGCCGTGTGATGTTTGTAGTCTATAAGTTGTGTCTTTCGGATTGATTGTCTTGTCTAAGACTAGATTTCTGCCTTTGATACTTTGGACATAATCGCCAATTTCAACATCAATCATTCTTCTTAAACCCTTGTCCGTCCAAATGAGATTGTCCCACTTTTCACATTTAGAAGACCCTCTTCCTAGCACAGCCAAGAAGTAATCGCTCTTCATCATTGTTTTAACCATCATGCTTTGGAATGGGAACAAGTCTATCCCCATCAACAATCGCACAGCAAAGGTAGTATTCTCTTTTAGAAAGTCATAAAGCCAGAGCTTCGCGTCCTTATCCTCAATAAATCCCTCAACTTTCGCCAATCGAGCATTTACGTCTTCAAGTTTCAGAGGGGTTTGATTCCCGACTTCCCACGCCATAGTTAAAAGTTCGTATTGGTTAATTGTTTAAGCCAGAAGTTCATATCGACATTCCAGCATTGTTTGCCTAAGCATAATAGTTTGGGGATGATTGATTGACTCTGTTTGCGCCCACCTGAGAAGATAAATTGTAAGTTTTTTGTAAATTCATGCTGGAGAAGTCGCATTTGATGAGATACATAAGAAAGATTATGTTTATGATAAGAACGTCCAGCGGCGCTTTCCATTCCCTCTAGCGGAGCCTCCACAACCACCCATAGAAAACACTCCTGCTTCTGGCAGCGAATAATTTCGCGGCGAAACCTTTCAAAATTATCGCCAACTAGTGTCGCCGCCCAATCGTCTAACGATTTTCTATCAACAAAAGTGTTGGTAAAATCCTCTCCTCCAACAGAATAGTCCCCTGTGTCTAATTTCAAACATTCGCTATTCGCGAATCGCAAAGGGTTCTGCTCTCGCGTATCAACCCATATCTTCTTGCGCGAAAAGTCCTTATTCCAATCATCGGGCAGCTTACCAGTAAACATTGGCTCCACACCACAGGATTTAGTAGCAGAAGAATAAGAGCCGAAGCACTTTTTGTATTCCGAAATAGGTGGAAGCCCCGCAAAATACAATTCTACTTCATTTGGCGCTAACTTGAGTGACTTTGTAGTGACTCGTTTATCCAACATATCAAGAATAATTGGAGCTTTTTTATCTACTGGGGTTTTGTCCAACCACTTAATTAAATTTTGCCGCGCCGAAAAATAAGTCGAGAAGTATTCGTCCTTTTGTTTAAACTCTAATGGAGCGCCAGTAAGCAAATCCTTTCTTGGGAAATACTGACAATAATATTCGGGCACACTAATTTTGTGAGCCTTAAAATGAGCGTGTAAACTTCTCTCTGACGAAAAACCTTCGCCACACTTCAAACATTTAAACGACATCTTCTTTCGTCACCCCCATAACTCGGCACATCCAAGAATCCATGTTTTCTAATCTATTTGCTTCCTCAGTAATAGTGGCCTTCTGCAACTCTGCTAATCTAAGCATGTTTTTTCGACCCTCTTCTTCTTGGGCTAGCTGGACAATTGCAATAAAGGAAGTTTCGTCTTTCCCCGAATTCTTTAATCTCTCCCCACGATCACCTTGTAGCTTTTTCGTAGTATCGGCAATACGCTTAGTCACTTGGTTCTTTTCGTCCACACACGCCTTTAAGTTCTCCGAGAACCGCTGATTTAATTCGCTGGCCTCTTCAATGTCCATGAACATTTGGTTCATTTTATTGATTTTACCCTCCAAGACTTCCAGCGAAATACCGTCACGCACAATTTGCATGTAAAGATTGAGTTCGTCTGGCGTTAAGTCGGGCTTTTCGAACGTAAGGCGGACAAACTCATCCACAAACAACTCCCTATCCTTCTTACTCTCGTAAGCATTGAGGATGCGCTTGAGTTTAGAGTTGTCGAGGTTGATTTTTAGCTTGTCGAAATACGCCTTGTACTTCCCAGAAACTTTATCAACTTCGATTTTTGTTCCGAGTGCGCCGTTGACAATATTAACTAACTTAATTAATTCTCTAGGCGCTTGGTAAACTCCAATAGCCACTTCGTCTTCATCATTGAGCGAACTTAACCCAGCGACCTCACAATAAGTCTGAACGCGCCGCCATTCTGCCGATAACCGCTTGAGGGAGTCGTCCTTGAAGATAATCCGCGCCACATTAACAATCGTATCGCCGTTTTGGATGGCAGAAATAATATACTGCTTGTCGTCATCGGTTAATTCGCGTACTGGTTCCCGTTTTTGGAACTTTGTGGTTTTATAATTCAATTTTTGTTCCACGAGGAACGCGGCGACTAATTTTCCCTGCCATGAGCGGCCATCTAATTTACTATCTTCAAAAACGGTCTGCGTTAAATACTCGATGTTGGGATGATCCTTAAACAAAGCAAGGATCAGGGTTTTTTGAGCGGCGGAAAGTTGTTTCATATTATCTCCACATCTCAGGAATATCAGACTCGTGAATCACGGTTCTGACTTTAATCAACAAATTATTCTTGAACTCTAGCATTTGTTTTGCCACGCTGTTTTGTGGGCGGGGTTTAAAACCAAGATAAGCGGCCACTTCTTTTTCGTCCTTATGCTCGAAATTAAGCATGAAATAAGCGCGCAAGGTTTTGGTGTCTAAGTATTTGTTTAGCTCAACGGTCAACTTTTCAATAGCAAAGTCATAATCTACCTCGTCTGAGGGCATGTTATTTACTTCGGCCACATGGTTTTCCAACTCCAAGGGCATTTTAATATCGTAGCCGTTTTTCTTCGACTCCATCCAGCGCGCATACAATGGACACTCGGAACATTGTTCGTGGTTGCTGGTGATGGCGCAATGATTACCTTCTAAGTTACTGGGGCACTTAATGCACGGGCGCGCATAGTTAGTATAATGATTGCGAAGTTTATTTCGGATTTGATTATGGCAAACTTGGGCGACCCATCCGCCTAACGGGCGAGATTGATCGTAGAGGTGCCACTTTTTCCAAATATGGGCTATCACTTCAGAAGAAACATCGTCGTAATCCATCCAATGAAGAATATCGAGTCGCCATTTTGTGTGGTATTTTTTCACCACATCCAGAATTTCTTGGTAATTTTCTTCGAAGGTGGAAGGCATTATCGGCGAGTAGAAGTGAACTTTGCTGGCTGAAAACCATCTGCCCCAAAAGTAAAGGAGTTAAATCCAACCTCATCATCGCCTTCAATTCTTACTTTCGAAGCAGCCTTTAAAGCTGACAAACTGGGAATCTCAAAAGTATCCGACCCATCTTCGTCGTCATCATCAATGTCTCGGGCGACAATTTTCTTTGCGGGCGAAGATTTTTTAGCTCCCAAAACATCTAACGATGTACCACAGGAGGTGCAAAACTTAGCGGCAATAGACGGGGCTTTTACGCCGCACTCGAAACAAAATTTTTGTGTCATATAAATATAATAGGCATTAATTGAAAAACGCCTAATTATACTTTACACCTACAGAGCCACCACCGTCCCAACATAAGAGAGAATTTGCCCCTTGTCGTCAATAATGGGACAAGCCGAAACCTTTAATCTTACAGCATGATGATTTACATCAGTAAATTCGATCACATCTTCGAACTCACAGCCGTCCTTGAATGCATTCTGCCAAACATCATTATAGCGGCGCAATTCTTCTGTTTTGATAAAACGCTTCCAACCAAATCCAAGAATCTCACTTGTCCCGCAACCCAAATAGCGAGCGAAGGTTCTATTGACCCATTTATTTCGCCCCGACAAATCGCTTCTAAAAAATCCACTTTCAGAATCCAAGAGCAGGGTGTTTTGAGCGTATTCTTGCTCAATTATTCTATTTTCTATTCTGCGAATAGCGTCAAGAGTAGAAGAGCCGCCGTTGTATGTTAGTTCTTTTTTGACAAACTTGCTTAGTTCATTCAGGGTTTTCTCTACTTGATCCATTCTGTGCCGAGCGGCAATCGCTTCTTCGTTTAAACGAAAGGGCATCTTAATTAACATCGCCATCCAATGGAACGGCTTCCATAAAAGTTTCGCCGCTTTAAAAGCAAAGTCGATTGTCTCCCGATATTTAAAGAGCAAAAGAAACAACGTCCCCGCCCCAGAAGCAATTTGCACAATATATTCCGCCACAACCTGTTGATCCATATTCTTATGTTACAACTAGAGAGTGGCGAAAATTAACTAATTAGGGAAAATTCCTAAGAAATTATGGAAATTATAGGTGTTTGCCCCTCATTGCTGGGATTTGTTCAATCTTTTCAAGAATGAACCGCAATAATTTCGAGCGAACGATGTCCTCTTTACCAAAGCTAAAATTAAAAATGCCATTGGCACGACTTTCTTCATTGTCGAAGACCTTGATAAAATCAGCAAGTCCGCTAACTCCATCTGGAAGATCGGTTTGCATTAAATCTCCAAGAATAAACATTTTACTGCCTTCCGCCATGCGCGAAATAATTGTAATTAATTCTTTTCGGGAGATATTTTGAGCCTCATCAACCAAGATAATTTTGTTTCTAAAGTTTTGCCCACGCAGGAAGTTAATTGGAGACGAAGAAATTTTATCGGCGGCAATTAACTGTTTAGAGCACGCATCGTTGATAATCTCATCACACTTATCCAATAGGGGAATAAGAAACGGCGAGAATTTCTCTTCCTCCGATCCAGGAAGATAACCGAGAGATTTGCTGGCGCTCTCAATAAGACTTCTAATGTAAATAATATCTCTGGAAAAATCCCTGTCAATCAAATGAAGAGCGGCATAAACTGAAAGCCATGTCTTGGACGTTCCTGCATAGCCAGATAAAAACACAATCTTGGTGTCGTCATGCAGCAAACATTTTAAAATCTCCTGTTGTTTTTCCGTGAAATTAAATTCACGTTTTTTAAAATCAATCCGACTCCCAATGATCGACTGAGTATCGACTTTGGCCAGCTTGGTGCGTTTTTTGATCGCCATGTTGTTTTATAATAACCTAAAAACCTAGAAGATATTCTCTGAGATATTTACTGAACCTTCAACCGTGCGCCCAACTTGTGCCGAGATATTTTGCGATACGACTCGGCCAGTAATATCAAATCTGACGCGATAATCAGTCGCCGTATTAAATGTTGGGTCCATGAGCTTGCCAAACTCGGCCAACTTTAAATTTAAAACGGCGCTATTCCCTGAGAATGAAATAACTTCGCCAACGTTTTCCCCATTAACGGAAGTTTGCCGCGTTACGCTATTTAAGAGCACAGTCCTTGGATAAGTTGACCCAACTTCATAAACAGGCGTGCGCGAGCAGGTTGTTTGGATAGAAATTTCTGTTTTGCTCTCTGGTAAAGAAATAGACTGCCCACTCACAGAGGAGGCCAAAGCATGGAGAGCGGAAAAAGCCGTGCCACTAGATGTATTAGTAGTAAAACTATGGCTCCCGCCAAGCCCAGAATAAGATAAGCCTTCAATACCGCTTTCATTGTAGCACGAGAAGTTTGCGTTAGCTCTGATTGGTTGGTTGGGATTAATGCTAATGGTCAGAGAATCCAAGTAACACTGCTGAAAAAGAAAATTCCCAAGTCTGATAGAACAAGAAGAATCGCCCGTAAGATTAAAAATTCCAGTTGACGCATCAGCAATCCCACTTTTTACTCCGCCA